CCCTATAGTCACTAGATGGTATGGGGTAGAAAAGTTTAAAGAAATGGGTATACCTATTCTAATAATAGATGATTGGTCAGAATTAAAAGATTTAGATCTTTCAGAAGATAATTATAAAAACATATGGAGAGATTTTGATGTTAATTCTATTAATTTTAATTTATTTAAATAATGAAAAAAGTAACTTATATTTTGAACACTTGGCAGCGTCCTCATACTCTTAAGGATCAAGTAAAAGCTATATCTGAACAAACAGTTAAATGCGACGAGCTTATGATTTGGCAAAACAAGCCAGAAAAAAAAGAAGATTCTTTTATGATACAAGATGAATCAAATGGCTTAAAAGTTTCTCATAATAATTACAATTATGGTGTTTGGGCTAGATTTGCTTTCGCCTTAAATGCTAAATCAGATTACATATGTTTATTAGATGATGACACAATCCCAGGAGTTAAATGGACAGAAAACTGTATTAACTGTATAGAAAATGAACAAAACGGACTATACCTAACCAACGGAATTACATTTAACGATTTAGATTATATATCTTACAGTAATGATGGCTTACATAACCCTAATGATGAAACAAAAAGAGTAGACACAGGGGGTCATGCTTGGTTTTTTCATAGAGATTTATTGGGAGCTTTTTGGAGAGAAACAGGTCCACCTTTAAATTATATTTGTGGAGAAGACGTTCATTTTTCTTATGCTATCCAAAAATATTTAGACTTAAATACTTATGTGCCACCTCACCCAAAGCATGACTTAGAAATGTGGGGGAGTAAGCTTGAACTAGCTATGCGTTATGGAGTAGATAAAAACGCCATTTCAGTTAACTCTAACGGAATTGATTTTGGTTTATCTCTAAAGCATTACTATGAAAAAGGATTTAAACTTTTAAATGTAAAATGAAAATTCTTCTATGTTTTGGAACCCGACCTGAATGGTTGAAAATAAAACCTTTGATAAAAGTTTTAGAAAACTACCAGCTTTTATTTACTGGCCAACATACTGATTTATTAAAGGACATATCTACAGACTATGAAATTAAAATAAATCAAAATAAAAATAGGCTAGACCAAGTTGTTAGTGACTGTCTTTTACAATTTCCAGATGGAGATTTTGATGCTGTTTTGGTTCAAGGAGATACAGTTTCAGCTTTTGCTTGTGCATTAGCAGCTTTTCACAGGGGTAAAAAAATTTGTCATTTAGAAGCTGGATTAAGAACATACGATTTGAAACATCCTTACCCAGAAGAGTCTTACAGACAAATGATTTCAAGAATTTCTGATACCAACTTATGTCCGACCGCTTTATCTAAAGGTAATTTACTCAATGAATTAGCGAGCGGTGGTTCTCATGTAGTGGGTAACACAGTTTTAGATAATCTTTTAACCTACAAAGACAAATGTGAGTATACTAATAAAATTTTGGTAACTCTACATAGAAGAGAAAACCACTTACTAATCCATAATTGGTTCGAAAAAATAAATAATTTAGCAAAAAAATATTCTGATCTGGAATTCATATTACCAATCCACCCTAACCCCAAAGTCATAAAACATAAAAATTTACTTAGTTACGTAAATGTTGTAGATCCATTAGAACATTCTGCTCTCTTAGATATTTTAGTTAAATGCAAATTAGTTATCAGCGATAGTGGGGGGTTACAAGAAGAGAGCAGCTTTCTTAAAAAGAAAATTATAGTTTGCAGGAAAACAACAGAAAGGCCCGAAGGTAAAAAATCTGGCCAACTTTCTATTTGTGAGTCTCCAGATGATTTGCATGGAATTTTTGAAGAATTAATTTATAATTACGAAGTAGATGGGGATTGTCCTTATGGAGATGGCTTGTCTTCTTTAAAAATAGCTAAAATACTAAATGAAAAATTTTAGAGAGGATATTGTTAATCTTGCTAAAAAGCTTAAAGCGAAAGAAAGTTTTGCTTTCTCTAAATATGCTGATGGAGAATACAAGATATTAAGAAATGAACCTATAACCAATTGTGATAATTGGACGTTCTCTCCTGAACAGCATAAAAAAGAACAATCTTTACTTTTAGAGTCTTTCCAATACGAGCATGACGATTATTTCGTCGGGATAAGCTGTCCATGTTGCCAACCTATGGATCATGTTCAGTGGATGAGAGACACCGTAAAAACAAAAAATGTGACTTGGGCTAATTTATTTGTTAATAGTAATTATCCATATTTTGAGAAAGAGCTTATCCCTATTTTTGATAGCTGGAGCGAAAATGTTTTTCTTTTTGCCAATGAAAATGGTATTTCTAAACAAATGCCATTTAAAGTTAAAAAATATTTTCCGTTAAACATGAAAGCTTGGCAAGATCCTTTTCTTTCTCATTGGATAAATTTAGGCGTTAAAAAAGCTAAAGAATCTGAAGGAGCTTTATTTTTGTTTTCAGGTGGACCTCTTGGCAATATTTTAAGTTATGAACTTCACAAAGCTAATCCTTTGAATACTTACATAGATATTGGTTCTACGATTAACCCTTGGGTGGTAGGGAAAAATAGAGATTATCATTTTCAAGGGACTAAATTCAATCAACAAACATGCACTTGGTAAAAAATAAAAAATTTGAAGATTTATATAAAGATTCAAAATTAAGATATAACTTAGGGTATTATCAAATACCCGAAGAATCTTGTGGCTCTGTAGCTATTGATATAGGATGTAATAATGGATGTTTTTTACATTCATATTCACATCTTTTTTCTAAAATTTATGCTTATGAGGCTAACTACTTCTTAGTTCAAAAACTAAAAGAAAAATTTAGTCAAGATCATATATCTATATATCACAATGCTGTAAGTGAAGAAGATGACAAAAAATTAAAACTTTTATCACATCACAGTATGGAGGATGGTTCTTTTGCAATCGAAAAGTCAAATGTTAGATCTGATTGGGAAGGTCAAGATTTTGTTTGTGAGGTTGAATCAATTTCATTAAAGTCTATTATGGAAAAAGCTGGGGGTCATGTAGGCTACATGAAAATAGATTGCGAAACCTCGGAATATGAACTTTTGATGGGTAAAGATCTTCGCAATATAGAGTATATCGCTTTAGAATTACATGATCAACTAGGTTATGATAAATACAATGAACTTTATGATTTTATATGTGAAACCCATTTAGCTAATCAACCATCAAACTTTACAGAACACCGACATCAAGAAATTTTATTTAAAAATAAAAATAAATGAAAATTAAAAAAAATAAATTATATTTAGTTACTGGTGGTGGTGGATTTTTGGGAAAGCCTTTGGTAAAAAAAATCTTGTCTGATGGTGGCAGAGTAAGGGTTATTGGTAGAGACGAGGGAACTTTAATTTTATTAAAACAAACGCATCCTTCTATAGAAATTTATAGTGGAGATATAAGTGATGAATTTGAAGTAGTTCAAGCTATGAAAGATGTCCATGCTGTTTTTCATTTAGCAGCTTCTAAACATGTCGGTTTAGCTGAAACATTTGTAAGAGAAAATATAAAAAGCAACACTATGGGATCTTTAAATATTTTTAACCAATCTTTAAAGCAAGAATTAGAATTTATATTATCAATATCTACTGATAAAGCAGCCCAAGTATCTGGCGTATATGGCGCGACTAAGCTTCTAATGGAGAGGTTATCTTTACAATTTGAGAAGCTAAACACAAACTGTAAATATAGAGTGGTCCGTTATGGAAATGTTTTATATTCAACAGGATCTGTTTTATGTAAATGGAAATCACTAATAGAACAAAACAAAGAGGTTATCGTTACAGAACCAAAAGCGACTAGGTTTTTTTGGACGGTCCGACAAGCCATAGAGCTGATTTTTGATTGTTTAGAAAAAGCAAACGATTCTTCTCCTTATTGTCCTGATATGAAATCAATGAGCATTGATAATTTGTTACAAGCCATGATCGAAAAATACGGAAACGGAAAAGATGTCCCTGTGAAAGTTATCGGATTACAACAAGGCGAAAATTTGCATGAAAAAGTAATGGATGAAGGCCCATATTCAAATGAGGTCGAGCAATTTACTAAAGACGAAATAAAAAATTTAATATGACAAAAGAAAAAACAAAAATAGCTGGCTTTTGTTCTGGACATGATTGCGCTTATGCTGTTTTGGAAAATGGAGTCCCTTTAATCCATAATGAGCTAGAAAGATTTACAAGGGAGAAGGAACCCATAGCTGATTCTCTACAATTTTTATTAGATACTTTTAAATCTGATGATATAAAGCATTTTACCCATTGTTTTGATACATGGAGTGGAGGCATACAAGAAAGATATCCTAAGTCCTTTAATTCTCTTAGTAGTATCGTGCAAAAAAATGATGGCTCATATTATGTCCCAGGACACCATCAATCACATGCAGCCAATGCTTTTTTCTCTAGCAATTTAGAAGAGGCTCTTATAATCACTATTGATGGGGGAGGTAGAGATTATGATGACAATGGAGATATGGTTATTACCACTTTTACCGTTTGGGAAGGGAAAGGTAATAAAATTCATAAAATTGATATTATACCCGAGAGTAAAATTAATATAGGTGTAACTTGGTCAGACTGCACAAAGAATATTTTTGGATTATCTTCTGGTTATCCCAAAGGTAATCAAGCAGGAACTGTTATGGCTATGGCCTGTATGGGAGACGCTACAAAATACTTTGATGTTTTTTATGACAGTGGATTAAATGGAGGCAAAGGTTTAAACTTTCCCATTTTAAAAAAGTTGGCAGATCAAAGTGAACAGTCTAAATTTGACATCTCTGCTGGTTTACAAAAAGCTACAGAAATAGTGGTCAAAAAAATAATGGATAAATATATTAAAAATTATCCATATAAAAACATTTGTTTGTCTGGGGGTGTAGCCCTCAATTCTGTTATGGTTGGTAAAATGTTTGATTGGTATCCACATTTACAAAGTATCTATGTAGATCCAGTTCCATATGATGCTGGATTAGCTTTAGGTAGCGCTAGATATGTTTGGCATCATATTTTAGATAACCCAAGAATTAAATGGGAAGACAATTCAAGCCCATATTTAGGAAAAACTTACAATCAGAAAAATATAACTGATGCTATAGAAAAGTTTAATTCTATAAAAATAAAAAAAGTTGATGATGATCAAGTTATAGATCTTCTTAGCAATGGAGAAGGTAATGTTATATCTGTTTATGGTGGAGGATCAGAATCTGGGAGAAGAGCGTTGGGGAATAGAAGTATTTTAGCTGACCCTCGCAATAAAAACATGAAGGATATTATAAACGAAAAGGTAAAACATAGACAGTGGTATAGACCTTTTGCTCCATCAATCTTAAGAGATAAAGTGAAAGACTGGTTTGAAAAAGATATCGACAGTCCGTATATGTCAGCGGTTATAAAATTTAAAAAAGAAGTAAGAGATTTAGTTCCAGCGGTTGTTCATTTTGATGGTAGCGCTAGACTACAAACCGTTACAAACAATGACAACAATTGGTATTATAATTTCATAAAAAAATTTGAACAAAAAACAAATGTTCCAATTTTGTTGAATACAAGCTTCAATGATCAAGAGCCAATAGTTGAAACTCCAGAACATGCAATAAATTGTTTTTTGAAAACAAATATAGATTACTTGTATTTTAGAGACACTCAACAATTGATATCTAAAAAATAAATATGTTCAGCGAAGATCTTAATAAAGAAATCACTACAATTACAGTTACTTGTGATTCGTATTTAGATTTGTTACCTAACTTTTTTACACTTTATAAAAGGTATAGTAATTTAGCTGAACCTCTTGTTATAGGCGAAACTAAAAGTTTAGAAGGTTATAATATATTTACCGCTGGGGATAAACCTTGGGGAGAAAGAATTTACGATAGCTTAAAAAAAATTAAAACAGAATATATTCTTTTTACCTTAGAAGATTATTATTTTACAACTTGTGTCGATAAATATATTGAAGAATCTTTAAAAATTTTAAAATTAAAAAATTTTGATAAAGTAGCTCTTATATCTAATTCTCATTTTTGGGGATACAAACTAGCCTATACAGATATTCCTAATTTTTATCAAATGTTACCTAATTGCAATAATTTAGCCACACTACAATTAGGTATTTGGAAAAAAGAATCTTTTGAAAAAGTTTTAGATCCTACATATTCTCCTTGGGACTTTGAGATAAAAGGGAGAGAAGCTCTATTAGATGATAAATGCGGTATTTTAGACCCCAATAAAGAATTGGTTTTTAACTTTGCTAGAAAAGGAAAACAATTATCTAATGGTTGGGAAGAATTTTTAAGAAAAGAAAAGTTAACCTATAAATGAAAAAAATTATTATAACAGGAGTAACAGGACAAGATGGTAGCCTTATGGCTGATTATCTTTTAAAGCACACAAAACATACAATTATTGGAGGTGCTAGGAGACTTAGTGTCAAAAACCACAAAAACATCGAACACCTAGAAGATAACGACAGATTTTTCCTTATAGATTTAGATGTTTCAGACCCCCAAAACACAGAAAAAGTTTTATCTGAACACAAGCCTGATTATTTTATTAATTTTGCAGCCAATTCTTTTGTTGGTAGTAGTTGGGAAATGCCGACTCAACATATGGAGACAAATGCTATGGCTGTTTTACACCAACTAGAAGCCATCCGCAGACATGCCCCTAATTGCCGTTACTACAACGCTGGTAGCTCTGAAGAGTTCGGTGATATTGTAGAGTCTCCACAAACGGAAGATCATCCTTTGCGCCCTAGAAGCCCGTATGGGGCCGCTAAATGCTCTGCTAGACATTTGGTAAAAGTTTATAGAGATTCTTATGATATTTACGCTGTCCAAGGGTTTTTATTCAACCATGAAGGAGTGAGAAGAGGAGAAGAGTTTGTGACTCGCAAAATCACAAAAAATGTAGCTAGAATTCTTGTGGATTATGAGATGGGGCGACCTACTAAGCCTTTACAATTAGGTAATGTGGATACAAAAAGAGATTGGAGTGATGCTGAAGATTTTGTAAAAGGCGTTTGGTTGATGTTAAACCAAGATAGAAAAGATCCAAAAGAATATGTTTTGTCTTCCAACGAGACTCACACTATTAGAGAGTTTGTGGAAGAAGCTTTTAATTTTGCTGGATTTCACAGAAGCCAATGCAAATGGAAAGGCGAAGGATTGGAAGAGAAGTATTTTCACGGTTCTGATGTTCTTGTGGAGATTAATAAAGATTTTTACAGACCAGCGGAGGTTGATTTGTTATGGGGAGACTCTACTAAAGCTAGAGAAGAGCTGGGTTGGGAGCCAAAAACTAATTTTTTCCAGCTTGTGAAAAAAATGGTTGACCGTGATGTAGCGGCGGTTTACCCTTACCCGTGAGCAAAAAAAAGGGTCCGAATAAAAGAGAAATCTTATTTAGATTGCTAGACGTTCCCGATAAAGGAAGGAGACCTTTCTTCGCTAGGGAAATGAAAATGCTTAACGATCTTTGTGACCGTTACTCACAGGATTTCATGGCTATTGTCTACTTCGATAAGAAGTTCGACTCTTTAGCTTACCTTGTCAGCGACAAGCTTAAAGAAACTCTCGACGAAAAATTCAGAGCTTTCAATTTTAAGGTTGACTTATCTAAGTATAAGACCTATGATATAGGCGATAAGTCGGGGCAAGATGGCAATGTGCTTCGTAAAACCAAAACAATAAAAGACTTTTTAAATGAGTGATAACATAGAACCAGCAAACATCCTTGGTAATTTTCTAAAAGCGAACAAGGACGATCATTTTAATTTTGAAGACACTGTAGAATATAAAGTTTCCAGTGGTTCCTTGCAGTTAGATTACCATCTTGCAGGAGGCTTCGGTCCTGGGTTGCATCGATTCACAGGAGTTAATGAAGGTGGTAAAACCTCTGAATCTTTGCAGGTTTTGAAGAACTTTTTAACAAGTGTATCTAAATCTAGAGGTGTGTATATCAAAGCGGAAGGAAGGTTGGGTCCAGAAGTCAAAGAAAGATCTGGGGTTAAATTTGTGTTTTCTCCAGAAGAGTGGGTAGATGGAACTTGTTTTGTTTTTGAGAGTAATGTTTACGAAGCGGCTATGACTCTAATTAGACAGTTGATCACAAATAATGATGAAAAGATTAAATATTGCTTTATCCTAGATTCTGTAGATGGTTTAATTAAGAAGGATGATTTAGCTAAAGGTTTTGAAGAGAGTAGCAAGGTAGCAGGTGGCGCGGTCATTGCTTCTGATTTTTGTAAAAAAACTAGCACTGCGTTAGGGAAAAGAGGACACATGGCTATTTTCATCAGTCAAGTCAGAGCGGATATCAAACTAGATCCTTATTCAAAAGCGCCTGTCCGTCAGACTACAGCTACAGGAGGCAATGCATTATTGCACTTCGCTAACAATATCATGGAGTTTGAACCTAGATTTAAGGGCGATTTGATTTTGAAAAATCCAACCGTAAAAACTATAGACTCTAAAAAAAATCCAATCATTGGACACCAAGCTAAAGTGACGATTAAAAAATCTGCTCACGAAAATACGAATATGACTATCTCTTATCCTATAAAATATGGACGTATTAATGGCACATCTATTTGGGTAGAAAAAGAAGTCGTAGACTTGCTATATGCTTGGGAGTTTATGCAGAAGAAAGGAGCTTGGATTAAACCCACAGAAGATTTTCTAGATTTGCTAAAAGAAAACAAATTTGACTTTCCAGAAAAAATACAAGGGGATAATAACTTATTTAAAATAATCGAAGACAATAAAGACTTGTGTGAATTTCTCATCAACTACTTCAAAGAGCAAATTGTAGCATGAAATTTGTTGACCGATACGGCAAAGAAAGAAACCTCAAAAATGCAAAGAAATATTTAATTGATTGGGAAAAACCTAGCAGAAGCAAATTTCAAACTACTGTTAAAAAATTCTTGTATAAATACTGGAAAAATGACATCGTTTTTGAAGAGTTCCGTGTGGTCGGCAGCAGACTAACTTTAGACTTTTATAACGCCAATAAAAAAATAGCTGTGGAAGTTCAGGGAGCGCAACACACAAAATTTGTTAAATTTTTCCATAAAAACCATTTTAAATACGCCGATCAACTTAAAAGAGATGAGCATAAATTAAACTTTTGCAAGGCTAATGAAATTCAGCTAGCAGAAATTTATCCAAAAGACGAAATCCAAGCTTCTTTATTTACAGAGCAAGACATTTATTTATGAATTTACCAGAAGGCAGTGACGATAAGGAATTTTGTATTCCTACGGAGATGGTTGATAAGCTTTATGAGCTTTCGGGTGGGGCTGATAAGTATAAAGGTGTTATTATGGCTGTCTCCTCTGAAAATGGTAAGCCGCTTATTTATTGTAAATTTGATTGCGGCATGACGGAATTTGCCCTAACAAAAGCTTTGGAAAATCATTTCCAACATACAGTTAACGAAGTAATAGAAGAAGATTAATGATATATAATTTTGAACTAGAAAAACAGTTATTAGCTGGTTTGCTCAAAGAGCCAGAAAGCCTTGCGGAGATTTCTAATTTCATTAGTAATTCAGATTTTTATTCTAAACAAAGTTCTTTACATTCTGCTATCTTCAGGATCATTCAGCAAGCTATTGACGCTGGCGATGAAATCGATGAAATCATTATCGCTCAAAGGGTCAATGATGTTGGTTTGTCGTTTGAAGACAATTTAAATCCTTCTGATTATATTAAATCATTATCGTTAAGAAAAGTTCCTAAAGGTAATATTCTAAAGACAGCTAAAGAACTCAAAAAATATACGATACGAAGAGAAATACTAGAGTCTTCTCAAGAGATAGTGAAGAAGATGAAGAATATTGCTCCAGAATCTTCTTATAGAGATATCATAGAGGTGGCTGACAATGTTTACAATTCTCGCATTAATCTTTATGAGATAGGAAACGATAGCCCAGTAAATATTTACGAGGAGATGGAAGCTCTCGTCGAAGAGCGCGGGAATAATCCTGTGACTGAATTCGGCATGATGGGTCCACATGGAAAGATAAATGATATTTATGGTTCTCTTTTAAGAGCTGGCAACATTACGGTCATTGTGGCCCGTTCTGGTGTGGGTAAGACGCAGTTTTGTATGGACTATTCTACTAAAGTTAGCTTGAAATATGATGTTCCTGTTCTGCACTTCGACAATGGTGAGATGAGTAAAGAAGAACTTATCATGAGGCAATGTGCTGCTATATCTGGAGTGCCGATGCATTTGTTGGAAAATGGTAAATGGAGGCAAGCTGGACAGGATGTGGTAGATAAAGTTAGATCTGTCTGGCCAAAAATAAGTAAACTAAAATTTTATTACTATAACGTAGGCGGGATGGATGTAGATTCTATGGTCAACACTCTAAAGAGATTTTACTATGCTAAAGTCGGTAGGGGCAACCAAATGGTCTTTTCTTTTGATTATATTAAAACAACGTCTGAAAATAATGGCAATAAATCAGAATGGCAAGTTGTTGGAGAAATGGTTGATAAATTTAAGAAGTGCGTCCAAAAAGAAATACTACATGACGGCAACCCTGTTATTCCTATGATTACATCAGTTCAATCCAATAGATATGGCATAACAACAAACAGAACTTCTCAAAATATCGTCGATGATGAATCTATTGTTTCTTTATCAGATAGGATCACTCAATTTTGTTCTCATATGTTTATTCTTCGTAGCAAAACTACAGACGAAGTGGAGACGGAAGGTGGGAGGTTTGGGACACATAAGCTTATTAATGTAAAAGCTAGACACTTAGGTAGTGATATCGCTGGAGCTGTAGAGCCTGTAAGTATTGGAGACTCTTTGAGAAAAAATGCTATTAATTTAGATTTTAATAATTTTAATATAACAGAAAGAGGAGATCTTAGAGACGTAGCTAGAATTTTGAATGGAGAGGAAGATTTAGATAATGATGGAATCCAAGAAACAATCCCCGACTTCGATCAATTCTGAAGAATTCCAAGGAATTTTAGAATCGATAGGCTACAGTCTTATAGATTGTGGTGACCACTGGAGAACCCAAGCTCTTTATAGGGATGGAGACAATAATACTGCTGTCAAAATATACAAAAACACTGGTGTTTGGATGGACTTTGTTGAGAACAAAGGCTGTAAGCCTTTCGAAGCTTTAATCAGGCTGACTTTAAAAGACAATAAACAGACAGAAGAAATTTTATTAAACTCTTCCACAGATAACGTAACTGTTTATCAGCCCAAAGAAAAAATTGAAATGGAAA